AAAAGTGATGGTTGGATCTACACCAGCAATAAAACCCTTAGCAGGATTTGGAATTACTCTTACATAACTCTCTGCAACATTGTCGTAAATAGCAGCAGGTCTTTCAGGCAAGCCAACAATAATAAGAGCATCAATTTTAGCAGCAGCACCGGCAGTAGCCAAATTAACATTCTCAATTGTGGATGTTGCCGTAAGGTCAGCATTATCCTGAACAAGTCTTGCTAAAGCAGAAACCAATTGCACAGAACTGGTTAATGTTTGAGCAACACCCTTAATCGTTTGGAATGCTTGTACCGTTGTAGGAGTAATTGTACCAATTACTTGACCAGAACCACCACCAACCTTAACACCAAAAACAACAAAAGGTTGGCGACCTTTTAAACCATTTTTAGTTACAGCTCTCGATTGACTATTTAATTGAGCCAATACATTGGACAAAACATAGTCCTTAGCATTGGCTATACCTTCTGTAGTATAATTAATACCAGCAGAGCTACCAATAATAACATTATCATTCATTGTACTAAACTCCTTGTCCATACGAACAGAATCAAGTTTCAAATACATTAAATAATTAGTGTTATTAGCAGGAGTTGGAAAATTAGTAATAGCCGCAGCACCATATGTTCCGGGAACCCATTTCTTAACAGAAACAGATTTAATATTACCTTTACGGATAACACCAGATTCAACGTGCGATTTATCACCAACTTCCCAAACATCAGCATTCAACGTGTTTGCCGAAGCAGGAGTACCCTGTACAATCTTAATAGCCTGAACTTCATTGGAATCATCGCCAGAAGCAAGATAAGCACCAACACCCTTAACAGAACTATTCTGATCGTAGGACATTACACCTAACTGACCATCAAGAATGTTTACAGAATTACCTGTAGTTGTGAATACTCCAGATGCAAGAGCACGGTCACCAGTAGCAACCAATACTGTCTCCATCGGAAGTTTGTTAGTTTTTTTAATCATAATTATATTTTGGATAAAATACCTTCTTTTTGAAGGTTAAATTTTTCAACATCACCAAATATTCTACTTAAATATTGTACCGTCATATCAACTAATAAATCGTGGTATGCTTCTGGTAAATTTGAATGAACAATTGGATCAGCACTTTTGTAAGCAGTAGTATCGCCCTGTAAATATTCAAGAGAATCATATCCCCCTGAAAAAACTTTTACAGGATTAGTTAAATATTCAATTACAACATCACTTATTGTAAAATCTGTATAAAGATATAAACCGTCGTTTTTAAATGATCCTAAACACCTTTGCCATTTAAGACTTGGTTTTTGACTATCATCTTTTAACTTATGATCTAAATCATTATGCCTAACTATTGTAATTGGAATTTTGTAAGAACATCCTGTGGGTATAACCCAACCTCTTACAAGATGTCTATACTTTGGTGTTATGTTTGTAGACACCTTATAAACATTTGTTCTTACTAATGTAGGAGTTAAAGATTTTTCTGGAACCACCAACGTGGAAAGCATATCAATTCTTTGTTGAGTTACCTCAAAACCAAGTTGATATTCCTTCCTATTATTTCCAGAATAAAATATTTCAACAAAATCGTCAGAAGCTTTATTGATAGCATCATCTAATAACTCCTTTCTAAAATCTTCTTTATGGTTTGAATTAAGCTTATTATATCTTAACTTAATTTCAAAGTGCATTCTGGAAATAACCATATTCATTATTCAATCCATGCACCCTTACTCTTAACCTCTGTTACAAGATCTTGGTAATAGTTTTGCATAGATTCGTCGGGGTTATAAGTGTTATATTCGGTAACTAAGAAACTAATAAATTTATCTTCAGATGTCCATTTGTATTTAGTAGAATCTAACGATTTACTGTACCAAAATAAACTACCATCTCTGATTCCAAGAACACCGTTAGCAAGCCCTTGAGCAACTAAATATTTGCACTCAAAATATGCTTTAGTTTCAATGGATCTAAGAAGATCTGTAACTTCCATAAATTTATCAATGTTTCTCATTTGATCTCTACCTTCACCAAGATAATTGTTAAATGCAATTTTAACACCATCTCTGGTAGTAGTACCCTTAACAATCGGCTTACCATCAACCGATGTACATAAAGAAGCAACTTGATATGCTTTGTAATCAGGATGCTTTCTAAGCAAATCATACTTCATTGCATTAGCATCATCGATTAAATCTTGTTTTCTCATTTTTTCCATTTCAGCTTCATTTTCTTCAGAAATGTAATAATGATGAACAACAGGGTTTACAGATTTTTTATCAGGAGCAATACGAGGGTGATTTTTAATCAATTGAATAGCTAAAGCCCCTCTAGGAGTTTCATCTGTAAAACGATTAGAACCATCATATAATGTAATCGTAAAACGATCAATAAATGTGGTTTCTTTAATTTCTTCTCTCTTTTTACCAGAAGCCTTAAAAATAGAATTAAGAGGATTAAGAGCAGAAGTATAAAATCCCGGAACCTGACCATGTAAAATTTCATAGTAAGATTGTTTTGTTATTTCCGAGAAGGTAATAATTTTTTCTAATTCTTTTCTCCATTCAACAGGCAAATTGTATTTATTCATTAAATCATCAATAGATGCATCTTGAAATGGATTTTTAATTCGTTCATCTAAACCAGTGAGATATTTGTTTTGACTATAAGATGGTTGAAAAGCATAAACAGCTTCTGTACCAGTTTCTCTAGTTTTTCTCATTGCTTTAGTCTGAACTAATTGATTTGTGGCAGGATCAATAAACGAATATACTTGTCTGTCCCTACCTTGACTTGGAACCCTTTCCACAGGACTCACATATAAAATAGTTGTACTTTTCATGTAAACTTAATTCTTAAATTATTTTATCAAAACGCTGTTTCTTTCTTTCAAGAAAAATAGTAGCATTTTTATAGAGATATTCTCTAATTGTTTTTACTACGTTTGTTCCACCGTATTCCAAAATTCTAATAGTTGGAATTTTAGGCTTAGTTATTAATTTATTAATATTTAAGCCGGTATTCTTTATAAGAACTTCTTGAAATCCTTCCATGAATTCCTTATTACCAATCACACTAAATCTTGGTCTACTTCCGGGTTTTGATTCATAATCAGATATAAACCCATCACCATCAAAGTAACCTCTTAAAAAGTGATTCATTAATTCATCTGGAACACAGGTAGGAAATTGTAATGTTAATGATTTATTAGATGTTGCTCCAAACCCATGAAGTGCTTTAGAAATTCTTTTTGACTGAATTTCTAGTGACGCAATATCTTGCCATTTATCATTTTTTTGGCTGCGAGGAATAACCGTAACTTCTTTATTTGTTTTATAAAGATTTTTTGCAAATGATTCTAAAATATTTCGATCTGTATTCAATATTCTTATTGTAATCCTGTTTAGATTGTTCTTATAATTTGTTTCGTAATAATTACAACCATCTGCAAAAAAAAAGCCTAAGTAATAGGCTTTTAATTCGGAATCAATCTGATCCAAACAAGTTTCATCTAAGGTAAATCTACGATAATTATATTCATCATAGCCTCTAACTCTTACATTGTTTTCTTTCAATATATTCTTAACTGTTGTAGCAGTTATTCCATATTGTTTTTTTAAAGACCAAATACCTAATCCATTTAAGTATTTATTAATTATTTCTTGTTTTGTTTCTGTTACCATTTTAACTGAAAACTTTAATTGTTATTTAAATTTAAGCGGCGGGGTTGAATTCAATCCTCCCGATTCGACCAGTGTCCCAGCAATTGAGGCTACCAGACATTGCACGATAAATACCAAGCTCTTTGCTATTTCCGTAAACATTTCCACCAGAAATCTCTGCACCAGTTTCAAAGTTATAAACATTAGAAACCGTATAGAATTCTTCAACACCATCTTGCATTACCATGCAAAGGTTGTTTTTCATTCCAGCATTAGATGGAGTTTGATCCGTAACACCAAAGTCAAAAATATCCATTGAGAATGACTCTAAAGTACGATTAGTACCCGGAGCTAATTCAGGGAATAATTGACGATTGTCTTTCATTGGATCATAAACAAGAGTAATGGTTGTACCATTGTTACCTTTAAACTTGGTAAACTGACCACCATATTCAAGTTCATTTTCATGAACTCCCATAGGATCATCACGTTTAGCCGCAAGTAAAGTATCAATTGTTACGATTGTACTAAACTCTTGGAAGATAAGACGGCTCAAGAAGTCAATTCCACCTTCACCAGTTGCAATCTTAATTTCACGATCTTTAAAGCCTTTACGAGTAATAAAGATGTTGTTTAAGAATTCTTGGATGTCAGAAAGACTCAAGTTACCATTGTGCTCCATGTAGTGACCATCTCTAACAAGTTGTCTCCAACCAGCAGGGATTTTGATCGTTCTACCAGTGTCACTATCTACAGTTTTTTGTAAACGACCCCATTCCATTGCATACTCTCTATCCATCATAGTACGTTCTTCCAAACGTGCTTCAATGTTAGTAATAAATGTACCAACAGAAATAGACTGACCCGTTACTTTATCTTTACCTCTTGCTTGGTAAACATAACCACTGGAGATAGCAGCACCTTTCATTGCTTTACCACCAACTGAATAACTGGCTGTTTCAGGTAAACCTCTACCTTCTTTTCTAGCAGCAATTTCAGTACGAATAAATTTATCCGTAAATTCTGCTTTGTTACCATGGTTGGCAACCCAGTTTTGTAATTTATACATCTCACCATATTGGTCAGGTGCATATTTAGTATTTAACTCGTCAGAAACAAATGAAGTAACACGTACAGCCGTTTTACCGGGTTGAAGCAATTCAACAGGAATAAACGAGTTAACATCACCACCTTGCATTTCTACAAGATATTCATAAGAGTTTGCCGAACGGAAAATAGGTTGACCAATGATTCTCAAAAGAGGAGCATTGCTTGATGCAAGTTTAATAACGGCTGGTTCATGCAACCAGTCACGGTCAATTGCAATTCTAAATTGCAAACCGCCTTTACCGGGTTGACTGGCAGGGTCAACCAAAAGTTCTGTAAAACGAAATTCTACATCCGTATCACCCATAGCATACCATGTGTAATCATCAGTGCCACCGGGAAGGACATAAACATTTCTATTGGCAATTGTGTAATAAGTAAATTTCTTATTAATAAGATCGGAGCCAATTTCCGAGGAGAATAACCTTGCAGTCATTACTCCAAAATCGTAAGGTTTGTAACTTCTAAACATTGTAGCGTGAGTCAATGAATCAAAATATGATCCACCCCATGCTTTCCTGTCATGTGTTACCAATGCTGAATTTCTAGTCATATAATATAATTATTCTCAAAGAGAGTTTTTAATCTTCTCCAAAAACAAAGCGGTCTGGATTGGTTATATAATCACTTTGTTTTGTACTTGTTGTTCTAACACCGGCAGATTTACCGCTATTAGATTGTAATGCCTGTTGAATTTTACTTGTTGTTTTACTAGCACCTTGTTTTTCAATATCACTTAAATCAAACTCCTTACCATTATATTTAGTAAGTAAGTCCATTAATTGGATTACTGCTTTAGGATTTTCATAAATTGAACTAAGAATGTCATTTGCTTTAGATAATGTTCTTTGAATATTATCCGATTTTGTTTTAGAATAATTTAATGCTTTTAGTTCTTCATTAATAGCAGAAAACCATTGACGTTCTAATTTTTTCTCATTATCCCTTTCTGCTTTTTTAGCATCAATCATTTTTTGAGTCTTGGTATTTTCTTCACTCAATCTACGATTAGCCTCATTAAGCAATTCACCCTCATCATCAAGATCATCAAGTTGAGCAGTGATTGCCCTTTCTTTCAAACCCTGTTCTTTAAGTTTTACAGCAAGATATTCTCTTGCTTCATCTTCAACTTCAAAACTTGTTCTAGTTTCTTCTCTCCAAGCGTCAACAAACTTAATAATGTCTTCTTTTGTAATTGACGATCCACCAGCAGTAATAAACTGAAGTACAGCATGACTCTGTTGAGGTAACTCTGAAATAGCTTGATTAAGTAATTTAACAGGAACATCTTCCATTAAAGAATCAATGGATTCAAATTTACCATCAAAGTTTTCAACAGGTTCAATAATACCTAACTCAACATACTTTTCATATGTTGCTCTAGCAAGAGGCTCTAAATCATCCTCTATAGGATCTTCAGTATTTTCTTCAGGGGGATCTTGTGGACTATCACTTTCTTCCACAACAGGTTCCTGTGTATCTTCAGGAACAATAACTTCTGGATCATCATCCAGATTAAATGTGAGATTTTCTATTTTCATAATGCAAAGTTATTCATATAAAAGGTAATACAACGTTTTTACTCTTAAATATTCAAAGAGAAAAATACATCTATTACCAAATAATCAAATTGATTATTTACCACTTGTTGGTTTATTAGCCTTTTTTCTATCAATTTTTAGTTTTTCTTCAGTTAACCTAACATTATCTTCTTGTTTTTTAATTTCTAACTGAAGCTTTCTTTCTTTAAGACCATGATCCATTATTTCCATAATGTCAGGAACACCATCATTATCAACATCTTTCTCTTCTGAAAGAGCCATACCTTCAATAGCAGCAACCTGTAATTTTGTTATTCTATCCTCAACAGCCTTAGTAACTATTTTATCAATTTCAAATTTCTGCATATCTTCACGGTTCTCAATTTCTCTTGCTTGAACCTCTTTCTGTGCATCAATCTGTTGTTGCTGTAACTGCATTTGTCTTTGGTGAATCTTTTCTTCTTGAATCATAATTCTTTTATGAATCTCCATAGGTGATGCACCAATAACAATGTCCATAAGAATCTGGCTAATAGCTTCAATTCCTTCACCAGCATTTTGAGCAAAGGCTTGTACCTGTTGCAACATATAATCGGCATACTTCTGATTGATTGTTGAATTAGTTAACAATAAACCAATATCAGCGTGAGTTATATGTTTAGGTGTAACTTTTAAAATATGTTGAGTATTATCAGGCAACCAATATTGAAAAGACAACTCTTTCAAGTTGTGTACCTCAAATTGAGTCTGACAAAACATTCTAAAGTTAATTAACCAATCATTAATTGCACTTTTCCAGATTTGAGAGTGGGTAAAGAAATAAGGCTCTGTAATAGCATATGATTGAGCAATGGCTTGCTGATTATCAGAAACATTAGAACCAGCTTGAATATTAGATTCCCTTTGAGGACTAATGCCCATAGCCATAGAAATTTCTCTCTTAATCAATTCTAACAACTGTTGTAAATTCATTAATTCTACAGCAGTTCCTATCATATGACTTGATGAACCCGGACTTCTGGTTGAAGGAGGTAAACCACCTAAAGTAGTTTGAGAACCAGCATAAAAGTTTCTATTGGTTTTCTTTAATGTTGCCAACCATGTTGCAACCTTATCTCTAATCTCATTTCCATATAAATCTTGACCCAACTGGTCTGGTATTTGCTCAACATCAATATCTTGAATAAAACCCTGATACTTACTTAATTCCCTGTTCTGAATATGCTTTACATAAAGATATTGAAAATATGGTTGTAGTGCGTGTTGGATAAGAGATACAGAATGTGTATTTCTAGCATTAAAAATGGCACCAAAGGTACTCAATGTAAAAGTAGAATAAGGGTCTTCAACATTAGTATATTGATAAGGAACCTCTCTAAAAACAGGATATACAGAACCCCCAAGTCTAACAATTTCATACTTTCTAGGAATCCAAATTCTTTCAGCAGAAAACTCTGTATTTAATGCTTTATCAAACCAAGTATAAATTTCTGTTTCAACATCAAACCTGTTTAATTTCTTTTCTTTCTTAGCATAAGAAGGAATTTTATAATCTGAAGATAAGGGTAAGACAATTTGCTTGTTATACTCATCTCTATAAGATAAGAAGATTAATTCTTTAAATGCCTTAAACTCAAAGTGAGTTTCCCATACTAAATCTGTATATGCTCTTAAAGCATTTAAAGGACTTTGGTTTAAACCTTTCGTCTTATCATTACTAATGTTATGATTTGACGACATTTGCAAATTCTTAATGGAATGATCCCATACGGCTTGTGCTGTACCACCCATTACATTATGCTTATGACTTAACCCTTTAGTAAGAGATACACCTAACTGGTTAATTTGTTCTTCTGTCAGATTATAGTTTTCAATAGCCTCTGTAATAGTAATAGCCTTTGTATGCCAAACCCAATCAGAATGTTGTACATACCTTTCATTAGGATTTTTATGAAACCCTGTAGTTAAAGGATTTCTAATCTCTAAATATGGCTTTCCATATTTCCAACCAGAATAAATAAAACACCTGTCTGTAACAACAACATCTTCAAATGTCTGACTTTTCTTATCAAGAACATCTTGATTATATTCACAATACCTAATTGACTGATTATAGAAAATTTCACTGTCAGACATGAAATTAGTGGTCACAATATCTTCTGGTTCATTATGACTTCTCATATCTTGAGTCATCTTATCAATTTCTTCTGGAGACATTCCTTGCATTTGCATTTCCATTTTAGAAATATCAATTGCTGTTTTTTCATCAACAGACGCTTTAATTGACTCAAGTAATTGGTCATCCTTCTCTTTAATTGCTTTTGCAGATAAAAGCATCACATGAAATGTATCCTTTCTGGACAACATCTCCCCTTTTAAAATATTCACCTTATTCCTTAATTCAGGATAAGGTAATACTTGTTCTTCAATTTCTCCAGTATTAATTCCAAGAGGATTACAAAATTGCTGAAGCTCTGCTCTAAATCCTGAAAGGTCATTATTGACAACCTTGTAAGAATTGCTCATTACTTCATAATCCTCATGATATGGAAGTTGAAAAGGAATATAATGGTTAATCATTTCCTTAAACCATTCACCATCATTTTCAAATTTCTCTGATTCTGGTAGCTTTAATTTTAGCTTAATCATGTAGTGTATAAGATGTATTTATTAGAAGTTCTGCTAAAGCAAAACTGTTTTCTAACGCCTTTATAATAACCATCGTTGGATCAACTAAGTTATTATCGTATTTTCTTGTCCTTACATTGTAAGGGATTAATTCGTCAGGAGCATTTAAAGCGGCATTTTTTAAAATTGTTTTATATGGTGATTGCATAATCTCTTTTAACCAAGGCTCCATCTCTAAATCCAATGTCATTAATGAAATTCCTTGACCGGGTACATAACCCATTTGTAATGCAGATTTACAAGCACCTACAGCATCTTCAATTCTATCAAATTCTTCTTCAGCCGTTTTTCTAGTTACTCCACCAACATAAATAATAGCAGAAGTTTGTTGCAATCTATGAATTCTTTTTTGAAAATCTTCAAATGCAAAATCTTCAACCTCTACTTCCATCTTTGCTGTTAATTGCTTAATTCTATTTTTAATTTTTCTTTTATCAGGATTATTAAAAATAGTAAAGTTTGTAGACGTAACAGTAATTTTATTAGCACTATTGTTTGTTAAAAATGCTTTAATATCTTTAATGTTTTCATCTACAGACATACCCCAACCCGGAATTTTAATTAAACAAATTTTAAGATTTTGATAAATCTTATTTGTCAATGCCCATTTAATAAAACCATCCGAAAATTCAGGGGCAAGTAAAATCAACGGAATACCTTTAGCATTATATTGATCTGCAATATTACTAAAAGTAACCGTATCACTCAAAGGTTCATCAAAGATATGAATCTCTGGTTTCTCATATGAACAGTGTTCATTCTCTTGATTAGCAAAACCTTTATTAATATAGCCTACATCAAATGTTAGACCTTCTGTAAACTCAACATATGTTTTATTCAAATGTTCAGACATCTCTACAGAAATAGCAGCATTAAAACCTGTTTTCCTATAAAGGGATTCAATTAGTCTAGCAATTGATTCAGATTTACATGACGTTAAAGCAATTCTATAAATATCATCGTATGATTCAATTTTTGTAGACTTTTGTTCTAATTCCTTAATAAGATCTTCAATTTTCTGTCTTGTATAATCTAAAACATCATTTACCGGACGAGATTTAACTTCATTAAATAAATGCTTAACAAAAGCATTTACAAGTAAAGAAGTTAATGTAGTACCATCCCCGCATTGAGCAACCGTGTTGTTGGCAGCGTTAATTAATAATTGAGCACCAGCATCTTCCTGCTTATCCGTAAATTTAATCTTTTGTGCAACAGATACACCATCTTTAGTAAAATGTAATTTTCCATCTTCATAGAAAAGTACATTTTTTCCAGTGCCCCCCATTGTTGAGGTAATAATTTTAGAAGCCTTTTCAATGCCTCTTAAAACACCTAAAATCTCATCGGTGCTATTCTCTAATCGAGTAACTTGTCTCATATCTCTTTTTAAATTCTTCTAATTTATTAACGTGAAATATATTCACATTCATAGATAATCCGGCTAAAGGATTATGTTTGTTCTTTTTTTGTATTTCAGACTCAATAGTATGTTGAATCTCTTTTAATGCTAAAGGAAAAATAATAACAGATGATACAGCATCAAAGTTAGAACCGGGTTCTAAATTAAACTGTAAAGCCTGTCTGATAAAGAAAATATCGGGAATTGTTTCAACAACCCTTTTATTATCATAACAAATACTTGTCAACCATTCAGATGTATCATCAATCATTTCAATTTTATCGGTTCTTGAATTAACTCTAACACCATAATTCTGAACTTTCTTAGCATATACATTAGATCCTTTTTCTCTGCTTGGTTCTAATGCTAATAAATGTAATTTATTTTTTCTAGTAAAATATCCTTTTACAGAATCACCTCTGTTAGATTCATACCAAAATGATCTACTGCAATTACCATAGTATTGAATCATCTTTTCAATAACTTCATAAAATCTATCCTTTCCATCAGAAGGCTTACCAACATAAGCACAAACCATCGTTTGTTTAAATCCTTCTTTCCAATATTTAGGATTCAAAAAACCATAAAAAGCACCAACAGAACCACCCTCATCAATATTATCTGATACATAAGGGTCAAGAGTAAATAAATACATATCATGTGGTGTTCTACCATTTATTGTTTCTGGCTCATGAAATATTAAAGGACAACCCTTGATAGAACTCATAGACCTATTAAAAGGATAATCATAAAAAGGTTCATCATCAGTATTAATTTCTGATCTAACTCCATTAGGAACTTCAGAATCCCATATAAATCTAACAGGCTTACCTATACTCCTATAAGTATGATCTTTTAATAATTCCCTCTCTCTTTCTATTAATTCCATTTGAGGAAAGTAAGAACCCTTACTGCTAATCCACATATCAGATGGAACTAATGGATAGTTCATTTTTTCATTATAAATAGCAGATGGATCTTTTTTACTAGATTCCTCTAATCTGCGATTCATATAATGCTCTAAGGCAGCCTCAACATCAGTATTACCATTCTCATCCTTAAACGTCTGATCTGCTAAATAAGCAGGTAGAAATAAACCAATGTGTCTAGCGTGTTCATCATCCTCCCAAATGTTTTCAAAAGCCAAAAAATTATAATCTTGAGGACTATTGAAAACCTGCTTTGACTGTTGTACAAGATCAATATTACCAGAAGTACCTAAAGCAACCTGTACACCATATTGCACACCATCATTACTTACGGTAGGAGTATTACTAAACAATGCCTCTTTAAAATTAGGCATTAAACCAACCTCTTCATATACAGATATGTTTACACGACCACCTGC